CCCGAATACGTCGGCCGCCGCCAGCATGTAGTTGTCTGGCGCCGCGGGGTTGGCATCCATACCGCGGAAGACATCGAGCACGCGGTCCCCGTGACCCGTGAGCCAGGGCAGCATACGTGCCTCGATCTGCGACCAGTCCCCGCAGACAAACCGATGTCCGCGCGGCGCCTTGATCGCAGGCCGTAGCATGCGGCTGAGCTCGGTCATCACGTTGTCGACAGGCCGGCGCTCGATGATCGCGGCGCGCATCGCCTCCGGATCGTCCGACGTGGACCGTGGAAAGTTATGGACCTGGAGACCAGCGGAGCTGAACCGACCAGTCTGCGGCGCACCGGAGAAGATGTACGCGCCACGTACCCGGCTATCATCTTCTGCGCGGCTCACCATGTTACGGTACTTGGCAACCGATGACCGGCCGGCGCTTTCAATAAGCTCCAGCAGCCGGACGAATGTGGGATCAAAGCGTCCGGGGTTGGTCTCTTCCACGCCCATAAGGCGCGCCCTGGCGGTCCGGTCCAGGGAAATGCGTTGCTTGGTCTCTCCTGTCTTTCGATCGCGCTCGGTCCTCGTGACAGCGTCACGCACCAGCTCATCGTTCGAGAGCAGCGGCTCGATGTATTCCTTCAGGCGCTGGACCTGACGCGTCGATGTAATCTTGCCGCCTGTCAGCTCGGACAGTTCGGCGTTGATGTCCGCGACCTCATCGTCGGCATAGTCAGCCGCCGCCTCTGCGAGCTCGACATCAACCATCAGCCCGCGATCGTTGACGCGTTCGTTCGCAACATAGGCCGCGAACTCGTCGTCGGTCAGCGGCTGCGTTGCCTTTGCCGCCAGTCGCTCGACCTCAACGTCGCGCAGGCAGTAGTCGTACATCTCCTGCAAGAGATCAGCGTCGTGCCTGAATTCCATCTTGCCGGTCTCTTTTATAAACACCGGGACGCTGAGCTGGCGGATGAGCTCCTTGCCGCGCTGATCCTTCTGCGTCGCTAGGCGGAGACACCGACCAAGATCATCGAGCCCCGCCGGCAGCGAGCGCGCACGGGCCTGCGCCGCGGTGCAATACCACGCGTCAACGGGGTTCCAGGCGAGTGCCGCGTACCGGCTCAGGACGTGCCTCGTGATCAGCCGCTCGAACGCGGCGTTGTGTGCATGGATCGATCGGTGCGCGCCACGGTTCAGGTGCTCGCGGATCTGTTCCGGCAGCGGATCCGCCGGCGTCCATAATTGCGGTTCATCGTCACCGAACGCCCAACCGAGACAGATGATGTCGGTCGACGGATGACGGGCATAGCGATACGCCCCGCCCTGGAACAACGGTTCGCGAGAACGGGTCTCGTAATCGATATGCAGTATTCTATCTGTCATGGTAGTCGAGGGGGTGCCGCCAAGCCGACAGGACTATTCTGAACGGCACCCCCGCGCGTTACTCGACGGTTACCTTGGTGCGTCGCGCAGCGCGCTTCACGACCGGCGCATCATCAGATGTCCCTTCAACAGCAGGTGCTGCGTCGCTCGTGTCTTCGGCCGATGCGCCGCTCAGCAGCTCACCGGTTTCGTGGTTCATCCAGTCGTGGACCGGGAACTTGGGCTCCCAGACGGTGCGTCCAAACTTCTTCAGCTCGTATGAAGATGTGAAAGGCCGCACCACAGGCGCCGCGTGGTTGGCGTCCGGCCGCGACCGGATAGCAGCCAGTAAGGCCGAGAATGCCTTCTGAGCACCCTTCGAAGAGTTGCAGAGCTTGATGACCATCGTCGGGTCATCGAGGTCGGCAAGCTGAAACGCGACCTGTTCGGTCCAGTTCCAGCCGATACCGGTCTGTTCCGGCTCGGGCACCTTCTCACCGAGCGGGACCATGATCTCGCCCTTCTTCGTGCGGTTATCGTCCCAGCAGACTAAACCCTGCTCGAAAGAATACGGGTTCACCGCCCAGGACGTGCCGTTGGTTAGCACGACGTTCTCCGCGCCATAGATCATCTGGCCTGTCGCCTGATCAATCTTCAGCAGCGGGTACGGATCGTTCGCCGCGCCGACAACGCCGGTCGCGACTGCGCTTTCCAGGATGCTGTCCAGCTTGTCGATGCTGGTCGCGGTTTCGAAGTAGCTTTGTAGTTCATTTGCCATATCAAACTCCTGTTTCTGGCAATTTCAGGGCAGCCAGCGACGCTTCGCCGTGGCTGATTTCAACGGCGGGTCGACGATCATTCGCCTCCGCCAGGGTGAGACCCGGAGAACGGGCCTCGATGATGTCGGCAAGGTCAGCCGGCTTACCGCCTGCTGCCTTTACCGACTTTTCCGCCTGCGAAGGCGAAACCAGTTTGCGGTCGTAGGGATCGTTAATGCCGAGGGCGCGCAGCCGGTCGGCCGCCTCCCCTTCGTTGATCCACGACCGCGTGCGACGCTTCTCGACCAGCTTGTAGCCGTCGACCTCGTTTCCTTTTTTCAGTTCGTTGTATGCGGCGCCGCGCAGCGACTTCGCCCAGCTCTCTACCTCGTCGGCCATCTTCAATAGCTGACCGAACTCGACCGGATCGATGAACGCATCCGACGGGTCTATCGTGAGGGCTATCTGCGCCTGCTCGCGCTTCGACGGGCAGATCACCGCGGCGTTACAGAACCGGCAGTGATCGCCTGTCTTCAACGGCAGGTCGTCTTCCTCGAGCAAACGATGCGCGAGGGTCTCAACCTCATCGGCAAAGGCCGAGATATAATCCTGGGTCGTCGCTACCAGTTGCAGCGGCATCGAATTAGCCGGCTGGATGATCGCCAGCACGATCGTGTCACGGTCCTCGAAATAGTGAGCCGTCTCTTCCGATCGCATGCAAGCGCCGGCATAGAATTTTAACTGCTTATTACTAAGCCCGCCTTCGACCATGACACCGCGGCCGAACTTAAAGTCGCCTACGACGACCGTGTCAGGCGTAACGATGAAGAGGTCTGTCGTGCCGAATGCGTTGATACCGGGGTAGCCCACCCGCGCCTCGGTCATCAGTTCGAATTCGTCGGCGCCGATTTCCTCGAGCAATTTCTGCACGCAGATCAGCGCCGGCTTGACCATCTCGTCGATCAGATCCTGCGTCAGCGTGAAGCCGTCTTCCTCGAAGCCAAGCAGCGCTTGCGGCGCGATGTCTTCGACCAGGCAGCGCTCTACGACGCTATGCAGGAAGGTCCCTTCCGCAGCATACGAGCTCTCCGGCTCGGCCGGTGCTTTCAGTTCGAGCTGGTAACTGCCGGGGCAGGCCATGCGACGCGCGCATGTGCTGCCGCCGATCAGGTTAGAGTGTTGTGTCATGGTGTCTCCTCAGACCCGTGGGGTTAGTCTTGCGTGTTGTCGTTCGCCGGCTCCGGCACCTCGAAAGAGTTGGGATCGGCGGACGGCAAATAGTGAAGGAACATGTCGAGCTGGTGCTCGGGTCCCTGCTTCTTCATTTCAAAATCAAAGATCTCTGCGTCATGCTGCATGGTGGGCGTTCCTTTCTTCGAACACGGTCGACAGTTGGTGGGATTTACGGATGAGGGTCTTCTGGACCTGCTCATCCAGCGAGTTCTCCAGATGGAGAAACCTGGCGGTGACCGCGTTGGGCTGACCCTTGCGATGCACCCGCGCAACGGCCTGCGCGTTATTCGCAGGAACCCAGTCGGCGGAAATGAATAGGACGTCCTGGCAGTCGCCATGAGCGTGCAACGTGATCGCGGTCGACGCGGCCTGTAGCTGGCCGACGAAAACACGACAGTCGATTGCATCCTGAAAAGTATCGATTGCGGCCTGGCGCTGGTTGGCGCCGACAGATCCGTGAACCGCGACAGGATTGAACTCTTCGAGACCGGTGGTCAGGGCATCGATCGTGTCGAGGTAGTTCGCGAAGATGACGATCTTCTCGATCGCTTCGTCCTCGAGCTCCTGGCGCACCATGCTGATAGCGTCGCCAACCTTCGCGAGCTCCGTGACACGGCGCAGCGTCGTCAGATGCATATCGACTTCGCCGCTGCCGCGCGCGCCCTCGATGACCTGCTCGATCGCCTCGCGATGTTCCTGCTCGAGGCGCCGCACTTCGCGTACCGTGGCATCGCCGGCGACCGGATAATCCTGGAACCTGACCGGCGGCAGATCCTTCAGCACGTCCTCTTTACGGACGCGGCTGACGACCGGCTGTAACGCACGCCAGAGATCCTGGGACGGGCCTGTCTTGGTGCCGACGATGTTGATGCCGAACGGCGTCTCGACGGTTTCACAGAACGCGTCACGAAACTGTACGCCCGACATCGGTGCGCCGCGCGGCGTCTCGATCACCTCCGGGTGCAGGCAATGCACCCACGGATAGATCTCCATTATATTATTAGGTGTCGGCGTGCCGGACAGGCACCAGACGTTTGCGGCCTGGCGGCCGAGCCCCTGATGTCCGAATATCGCAGCCGTCCGTTTC